AACTATTAGTATAGATGGTAATTATGGAACAGATTTAAGTTTAACACAAAGTAGCACTAGTAGTGCTCAGAGTTATAGTTTGACACAAAATTGTCAAACATACGGCGGATGTTCAGTATCCGTAACACAAAACTGATAACAAAGGAGTGAGAAAATGAAAAAGACAATGGCTATATCAATTCTTACATTTCTGTGCTTAGTAGGACAGCCGATAATTGCGGCTAGCGCACCAGGTACAGAAAATAATAATGAAATGATGAAACAGTGTTTAGATGTCTGGGGGTTTAACAGAGAAGAACCAGACATAAAAAAGCGTTTTGCAGAAGTAAACATGATGCAGATAGCAGGATGTATACAAGGTTTCCGCCGAGAAGAGTGGAGAGCCCGTATAGAAGAAGACAGAGAGTTTGTAAAAAAACACCCGTGGTTTAGAGGATCAAATTATCGTTGGCAACTTAGGGCAGAATATAAATGCAAAATTGTAAGCACGTCCAATCTAGGACCTGTTGAAGTTTGTAGCAAACCATATTATGTAAATTAGGAGGGTATTATGGAAAATTGGAATCAAGACCATTATTTTACTAAAGCCCAAAAAGCATATATGTTATTTTGTGGCATACTTATTGCACTTAGTGTTGCATATGTAACTCATCTATATTTTGAATATAGAGTTGTGAATGCAACATGGGAGACAACATTTGTTAGTCCCACAGCATTTTGGGAAGGTATTCCTAAAACGGAATGGCAACCTGTGTTTGGAGGTAAATAATGTATGGTTATGAAGGAACTAATAAAGCATTAGTAATAGCTATTATAAGCCTTGCTGTTATGTTATACTTTGTATTAATAACAGGCTGGTATGATAGAATACAATGGTTACAGCATTTAAACGGAATAAAACAAGTTTTCTTGTATTATTAAAAATATTGTCAGGGCACTGCCCTGGCAAAGCTGTACTCGAAAGGGATACAAATAATGATAAGACGAATACTATTAAGTCCAATATATAGTGTAATAGCACTAGTGTTATTATCATGGACATTTTATGCAAACTTTAATTTTGTAGAAAGTTTAAGATTACGTTATTTTGATACACTAATTTTAAATCAAGAACCTGTGTTAAACAACATTTACACAGTTAATATAGATGAACCAACAATAAACAAGTATGGACAATGGCCGTTTCCACGTGGCGATTATGCAGACTTAATTACAGAATTATATAAACGCAATGCAGGATTAGTTGTGTTTAATGTGTTAATGAGCGAAACAGATCGCAGTGGCGAAGATGTAGAACTTGCACAAACTATGCAACAGCATCCAGTAATTTTAAGTATGCTGGGTAGTAACAAAGGCAAAAACGAACCTATAAATCCAGGAGCAGCAATAATTAATCCTGAGTATAGAGACCTTATACCCACTATGCCGGGTATTATTGCAAACGTACCAATACTAGAAAACAATGCATACGGTGCAGGTATTATTAATACGTTTCCTGAAATAGATGGTGTTACACGTAGAGCACCATTGATATTAAACAGTGGAGATACATTGTATCCTAATGTTACAATGGAAATATTACGTGTACTTGCTGGCGATCCCAGTTTTCAGATAAAATTAAATCCGCTTGGTATAGATAAATTACGTATACCAAAATACGGATTTTTACAAACAGACAACATGGGACGTATTTGGTTAGATTGGAAACAAAAAAATAATAGTGTTAGTGCATTGGATTTACCCGAAGACTTTCAGGGCGCAGTTGTGTTTGTAGGCCCAACAGCCGCAGGTACAACACAACCTATTAGTACTGCCGCAGGTAGTATTTACGGTCACGAAATGCAAGCAGTATTATTGGGTACTGTTTTTAATGAAAGTAATATTAGTAGACATCCTGATGCAGAGTTGTGGGCAGAGTTTGCTGCAATTGTTATTATAGGATTACTAGTAATATTACTAGCACGTTGGACTTATGTAGGATTGGTATTTTTTATAGGTAGCACAGGCGGTGTTGTCTACACAAGTTATTATATGTTTGAAACACAAAACATGTTGATAGACGGTTTTATACCAGCTGCATTTATTATAGTAATTGGATTATTAAGATACATTGTAAAGTTTTTAGATGAGTTTTTACAAAAGCAAGCAATTAAGAAACAGTTTGCTGGATATGCATCACCAACTGTAGTCAAAATGCTACAAGAAAATCCAGCACTTATTAAAGAAGGTGTTAAAAAGGAAGTCAGTATTGTGTTTAGTGACTTGCGTGGATTTACGCCACTGGGCGAAAGTTTTGGAGATGATGTAAAGGGATTGACTAAAGTTATGAACTCATACATGGACGCTATTACTCAGCCTGTTTTAGACAGCAATGGAATGATAATTAAGTATATAGGAGATGCAAGTATGCACATACACAATGCTCCTATAGATGATTCACAGCATCCACGAACAGCGGTGCAATGTGGACTTGACATGCTAAAAGCAGTGGAGAAATTTAATGATAAGATTGTTAGCGAAGGTAGGCCTCCGGTTGGAATGGGCGCAGGTATTAATTCCGGACTTGGGTACATTGGAGAAATGGGGTCAACAGCAAGGCACAGTTATGATGTACTGGGGGACAGCGTCAGCTCAGCCGCCCGTATCGAAAGCAAGTGTAAAGAATATGGATGTTTGCTACTAATAGGCGAAGCAACATATAAACATACAAAAGACGATTTCTTTTTCCTTAAAGTAGATGACTTACAAGTTAAAGGTAAAAGTGTTGGACTTAGTATATACACAGTGCTGGATGATCCTGGGCAACATAAACCTCAGTATGAACAAAGTAAAGAAATACATGATTTAATGCACACACATTACAAAGCACAGGACTTCAAACGTGCAGGCGAATTGTGTGCATTACTTAAAGGAAAATTTGATGGTAAAATTGATGGATATTACGATATGTGGATTGAACGTTGTGCTTACATGCAAACGCAAGATTTACCAAAAGACTGGAACGGGGTCTTTATCGCCTCAAGTAAATGATTTAATTACAGAAGAACGCATATTAGGTATTAAAAAGCGTATAGATGAACAAAATAGACTATTAGGCCGTACGTACCAAAGTGTGCCATCTGGTCCAGTGTATGGATCCTCCAAAACAAAGGAGTATTCCTCTTTATTCCAGTCCGAAGACAAAAAGACGTCTTTAGCCAGTCAACGTGCCAGTGAATTAAGTAGTCTAAGAGCGAAGCTAGTGCCGCGAAGATCGGGTTAACAAACCACAACAGTATTATAAATGTACAAGCACCATGTTCAATGTAGTGCCTATGACTTTTCCAACTTATATATTTTGATTTATCCACGTCGGTATGGTAAGTTTGCAAAAAAACATCAGCTATACTGTGCTTAATTGTAAACAAGAACATTAGTAATGTCAATCGTCAGATTCCTTTAATTTTTCTTGAAGTTTTTTATTTCTTGCACGTAGCTCTTCAAGCTCTTGTTCTCGAAGTTGTAGTACTACATTGAGTTTTTGGTTTAGCCGGATCAAATCGTTATCTAACATACGTATTCTGTCTATTAAACCTATAAGTGTTTTATTGGCTTGACTTAGTACTGGTTTAACGTCTCTGGTTACCCACTGCCACACGTAGTAGATAAAATAACCCATACCTACGGCGGCAACAATAGGAAAACCATATTGATTAATTGCTCCAGCTATATCCATTTAACGTCTCTGTGATTTCCACACTTCTCGTGCGTTTACTTTAATAAAGGGTTTATTAGTTTCATTTTTATTAGGATTCGGAATAGTAAGCACAACATTTTTGCCAGCTATAAATGCTTTCATTTGATTATAAGCTCTACGGCTTTTATAATCTTCATCACTTTTGCTGCGACTTTTTGTTGTGCCGACAATTCCTTTGCTAACATATTGTGTTCTTGAACTTTTTTTACCCATTACTTTTTTCCACTTCTAAGGTATCTGCTGCAACTTTAATTAGTTGACCTTCTTTATTTACCATAAGAACATCGCCAGGCTTAAAATTATTTTTTACAAGCCAGCCATTTGGGTTTACAATATAATGTTCTCCAGGACTATACAGTGGTTCGCTTTTGCCTCCCCAAGTACCGTCTTTTTGTCTGCCCATTACTTCACCTGGCCAATCGCCACGTACTGTAAAGCCAAAAGGTCCACTTTCAACTGTGTAATCTAACCACATCATAATTAAACACCATTTATTTTCTGTAGTAATTCTACAGCGTCAG